CTCAAACCTCTCGACCAAGTCGCGATCCGGATGGTTTTCCATTTCTTTCGACCAATTAACTTCCGAGGAAGTCACGTCGCGAGAAATGGTAGTCTCATAAAACATCCTCTCGTATGAGGACAAATGAGCCTTCCAGCCTCCTCCAGGCTGTCTAGTGAATCCATGCGAACAGAATTCAAAATAGTCTGCCCCAAACTGTACGGCGTCACGTACAGGGACATTAAGCTGCTGGTACTTCCACACCAAGGACCCAACCGTAGTAGAGTCCCCGATGTCGAGCTCGGATATTTCTAAGCAATCATCGCCGTTGGCCATAGGGATAGACCCGACGGCGTAGGCTAATGCGCAACGAAAATTACCGTTGGAGGTAGTGGTGAGAAAACCACCGCTTCGCTGGACCTTATTGTCCAGGAACGCGTAAACGTCTCCATCAGCTGTTACATATAAATTAGAACATAAAGACATACTCCACCACTGATAGGCATTCTCAAACTGGTTGGCAAAACTGTCATAATTAACACAGGTTTGTCGCATGACCCAGTAAGTAGCGAGAGTGCCTTCGCCAACAAAATTCATGTCCCATCCAGAGATATCACTGGATACAGGACCCCTAACGGAAGCTCCACGTACGCTGTTGAATGAAGCCTTATTACCGTCGACTTTGTCACCTACGAAAGTTGCGTGCTCGTCGGTGAAACCCATGCCCTTCATGGTGTCCATGGCGGGGAAAACATAGGTCTCGGCGTCGGTGAACTCCTGGTAAAACCATCTCGTGCAAAGCTGGTCGACCAGCGAAGCACTACAAACAGTCCGAGGAAGAGGTTTGTTAACCTTCTGTGCCTGGTTCTTGGGGAAAACATAATCGGGATCCCTCAGTCCCTTTACATACCACAGACGAGGATCTGCCTGACATTCCTCAAAATCCTGCTTAGTCATAGACATGATCTTCACAAGCCGTTCGAAAACAGCCTGTTTTATTGCTTCTCCGTGGCGGAGGAAGATACCTCCGTTGGTTTGACCTCCTGGGAGGAGGTAGTAGGGGAATCCCGGGCCGGCGGAGCGGTT